GAATGTCTCTATGGTGAGTCAAATCTGAGGGTGATAAATTTCCCGACAGGTGTCATCCCAGAAGAATCAGAGGTAAGTTTTCAAATCGCCTGTGAGCCTGCCCTGACTGCAACACCACAGCCGTCCGCAATTCAGCTATCCGCAGGGACTGTGACAGGGCTCTGCGAGGCAGGTGTCGGCACACTCTATAATGTCCAGATACGGATGCCGAGCGGAACAGGCACGGTGACAGTTACTGCACTTGCCGCGGGATTTACGAACATCACTGCGAATCAGGTGCTAGGAACTATCCAGTATCGAGCTGTCTAAAAGACTTTGGATGCATTTGTCTATCTTGCAGGTTAGATTCCTGAGGATATGCGATGCCCAAAGAGGCGATGTTTTCTAATGATTCGGATTGTCCATCGCCAAACATCCCACGCGCAGGTGGATGCAGGTTTACTAACGCTTCCTGAAAAAACAGCGCGCATTCACAGCGGGTTTGTAATCCAGCATTCCCGCATACTATCCTCGTCAATGTTGGGCGATGACGACAAAACATCGCCCAGCACTGTACTGCTCAATTGACCGTCAAAGTCTGACCATCGGAGAAAAACAATGACAGATATAACAGATCGACTCAATGAGATTCGGAAAACCACACCCTGGTTCCACATTCCGATAAAAAAAGTTGAGGTATTTACCCCCGAAGAACCCCCGTCAAAAGGGTTCTGCACCGTGCATTTTACGGACAAGGTCTCCTTCACGGCGGACATTCCAAAGGCTACCAATGGCAACATCCCGCTCTTGGTCAAGCCTACCGATGTCCTCGTCGGGCTCATGAACTCCAGACCAAAAGAATGTGAAAGCTGGGGATTCAGCATCCGCAATCGGAAACTTTACGTCGAAAAGGACGCACAGAACCGACGACGGAACTTCCAACCGATCTCGCCATTCGGCGTGAAGACGGACGACCTCAACGATGTCCTGCACCTCGCACATCAGGGACAACGTATCGCAATCCCCCTTGAAAAGTTCGCGATGGTTGACCAACCCTTCGACGAAACCGAGATGGACGAATGGGAAGAAGACTTTGGTAAACTCTCTATCCTACACCGCGAACGAGCATCTTCTGTCAAATTCAGATGGGGCATCGACATGGGAGCGAAAACCTTCAGCCGCGCACAGGTGGAACGGGCGCAGAAAGTCTGGCGCGCAATGGTCGAAGGATCTGAGAAGGACGAAGTTCAATTCATGAAGGAATTCAAGGATGTGCCTGTCATGAAAAATGCCGAACCTAACCGAGACAGCACCATCATGAAACTCATGTCGGAAGCACGACGAGAAAAGAGAAAACGCGCATAGACTGAGGACAGCCAAAATGCCGAGAAAGTATTCAGACGACCAACTCCAAATCTTGCGGGATGCTCTCGACAACGGCGCATCCTACGCCGAAGCCGCCAACACCGCAGGCATCCCGCGCCATTCCGCCACATATCACTGCAAAGCGCACCGCGATTTGCGCCAACGGGAAGGGAACCCTCTACCCAAACCGCGCAGCGGACCTAAATCGAGACGACACAAACAGCCTCGACAGCAGCGAAACACAGACCTTCCAATGCTGAAGACCATCACCACAACGATGGATATGCTCGTCGCCAAGCTACCCGACAACACACAAGAAGTTCAGTTGTTGAACGCCATCTGCAACCGACTCGATACCATCTGCGATCGACTCGATGAAATGCACAAGCAAGCACAGGTAATGAACATGATTCAAGCACTGCTTGAAAATGGAATACGCCTCGCACCATCACAGATAACGAATGCACACACAAACGGCACAGGAAGCCCACAAACGGCACACAACGCCTCCACAAACGGCTCTGCGATGGAAACCCCTCTACCCATAGAAAACGCCAAGAAACGAGGACAACCGAAGAGCCAAAAGGACGAAGAGGACGAGCCGTTTGATTACGCTTCGGGCTTCGAGAAGGACACGTATTACGACGACGATGAAGAATCACTCGTCTATTCCTACAAGGAAGATGTCGCACTCTCCGAACACGCTGGATACACACCCAGAGAAATCGCCGAGGAATATAACCTCACCGCACAACAAGTCCGATACATCCGAGCATCAGCTGAATATAAGGCAGAACTCGAACAATTACGAGGATAATCATGCCAGCACCTGAACCGCAACGCATAAAACTCGACCCAGACAAACTGAAAATTGTCTGCAACGCAAAAGATATCTCGCTCCGAAAACTCGCATTTGAGATGGATATCAACTGGGGACAGTTTTCTCACTACCTCTACAATAACGTCGGGGTACCCGCTGATGTTTTTCAAGATCTATGCGCAAGACTCGATGTCGGGATGCATACCCTACAGAAACAAGCGGAATTCGACCTCAAAACCTCCGCTCTCCGAAGACTCGCCGAAATCGATGTCCTCGTCGATGCGGGCGAAATGAAGATTAACGATTTCTTTCGCAACTGGAACATCGTCGCACAATACTTCCTAGTCAAGCCGAAGGATAGCATTGATATGAAGGAAATGAAGAAGGAATCAGACGCGCTCAAGACCATGTTGCAGGACATTATGAACGCCGTCGGCGATGATGATGACGTGAAAGCTATCCCACCACCAGAAGAGGAACACGAAGATGACTGAACTCGGAATCCAAGAAGACGCATTCAAGCCCCCACAAAGCGAAAATATGAAGAGGATAATGAACGCCGTCCTTAACGTTCGTTATCCCGACATCTGCATCTCAGGACCACTCGGCACAAGCAAAACCACAACCGCAATCTGGTTATTGCATTACCTCTGCTGCATCTGCAATGATCTGCGCGCCGTCATCGTCCGCAATGAAAAATCCACACTGCAGTCCACCGTCATCCAAACCATTAAAGATATGATGATCTACGGACTCACAAAACACCCCGCCGCACCATTCGAGCCATACGGCGGCGACAAACGCCCTTCAGAATTGAACTACAAATCGGGAAGCACGCTCTTCTTCGGAGGAACTGACGAAATCTCAAAAGTTCTTGGTTTGGAATGTCAGATAATTTTTTACAATCAGGCAGATCGAGCCAAACCAACCGATTATGCAGACCTCAACGCCAGACTTCGAGGCAGAAAAGGTGGATTCACTAACCCGTTCACAGGACGCAAGGATACACTTTTTTTGACAGATGCAAATCCGCGCGGCCCACGGCACTTTCTATTGAAACGCGCCGAACAAGGGCTCACGAAGATGTTCCACACCACACTCAGGGATAATCCTGGATATTTTTGGAATGGTGACTGGACACAAGAGGGATTTGATTACAAACAACGCCTCGAAAACAGCTACCCAGATAATGATTACCGCAGAAAACGCTTCATTGACGGCATCTGGGCAGGACCAGAAAACCTCGTCTATCCCATGTGGAATGAGGACATACACGTCTGCAGAATGAACCGACACGACATCCCGAAAAACTGGAGATGGAGCTTCGCTGCTGACTACGGAACACAGCATAGCGCAGTCATCCTCCTATGCGCCACATCACCTGACAGAAAAAAGACGTGGGTGTTCAAGGAATTTCACCGAGTTGGCAAGACCTCAAACGAACTCGTCCCTGTCATCCGAAACATGATGCAGAAATATGATGTCCCACGAAACGCACGCGTCGTCGGCGACACCGCAGGCGAAGGTAACCTCGTCTTGAAAAAAGCAGGACTTAACGTCCTCGATGCTAACAAGAAGGTGCTATTCGGAGTCGACTGCGTCAAAGCATACATGGGAGGCGCAAATGACCGAGAACTGCGGGTTAATGAAGACCTTTTAGATCATCCACCAGACCCACAGCTCGTCGCCAAGCACCATCCTGCAAACCTCATCGAAGAGCTATCTGAATATGAGTCGCTTCCAGAGGAACGACAGACAACAGGAACATATCGGGATGAACTTCCAGCAAAATATCGCGGTAGGGATGATGCCTGTGACGCTCTTCGGTATTTTATCACATCCATCTGGCGACAAGGATTTTATGTTCCAGGTCTGATAGCTACCACAACACCTAGACCCGCAGCCTCATGGTTCGATTGACAGAAAAAGCCCAGCGCATCACACGCTGGGCTCTCCCTGAAAAAGGGTTCACTAAATTCCACAATCGAATGACAATTGACCCGCTAAAGCCTGACGCTCACGCTTTTTAGCATGCCTACCTGCCGATACCTTTTTTCCATGATTAGCACGTTCCGCCGCTGACTGCGAAGCCCACCACGCATTATATCCTGCAACACGTCTCGCCGTATAATCTGCAAGCTCCTCCTCCGATAGTGAATCACGCCATGCTCGTTGACCCGCCGAAGACTTCGCACATTGTTCTGCACGATCCTCTTCAGATAGCGAAGCCCACCATGCTGCCATAGATTGGGATTTCTGCTCGGTCCAGGCAATGCGTTCCTCTGGAGATAATGATGCAATGAAATCAAGATAACCAGCGAGCATCTTCTCTTGTTTCTCCGCACGCTCCTCCTCCGTTAAGGAAGCCCACGCCTTCTTCTGACCAACTGAAAGTTTCGCCGAGAATTCAGCAAGCTCCGCATCGGATAGAGAATCACGCCACGCACGCACAGATGCAATGCGATGCTCCGTCACCGCCGACTTTTCATCATCCGTTAATGAATCCCACCAGACAACAAGCCTCGCACCACACTCAGCAAGCTCGGTCTCGGATCGCAATGCCCACCACGCAGATATCTTCGCCCGATTCTCTGGGCTATCCATAGGATTACTATCGCCACCAGCCGTTAGGTTATACCCAGGACCCAGATAGGTATTGTAAAACCGAATCCAAAATATCTCCTGTGTGTCGAGTTGCGACAGCGGAATGCCAACAGCCAAAATCCGCCATGCAAACGCATCCCAGCCATGCTTGCGAACCGCTCGGTAGAAATAAGTGTCAATGCCAGCATTAGCATCCCACTGATGCATGTATTGCCGACTCACAAAATCAACAGTCTGCCCAATATAAGACAGCCCCGTCACAAGGCACGTCGCCATATAAATCACGCCCACACGAACATCGCCGAGAGACTCTTCCGCCTCACGACAGGCGTTCACCATCTGTAAATTATCCATGAGATCCCGCATCCCGTGCGATTAACCTCTTCTTAAGTAGGTGGCGCGTGCGCATTGCAGGGATGCAACGTTAAGAAGGCACGCGCCGACACGGTAAACACCATGATAACACAAACCGATTTTCTTGTCAAATCGCCAAAATGACTGGAACGTTCCAGAGACGCAATTACGTAAACAGATATTCCTGACGCGTAGCAAGGCGTTGCTCGGTTATCTCGATGCAATCAGAATCGATGTCCGCACCGATAAATTCATAACCCTCCCGCACGGCTATCACCGCCGTTGTCCCACCGCCCACAAACGGGTCAACAATAAGAGCTGGCTTCGGACGCTTTAGACTATCCAAAATCCCAACCCACTCACTACCTCCCTGACCCCACTTATGAAAACGCTTATCTGCACCACTCGGCGACACCAAATCACGCGTCTGCTCCGACACAACTGATGGCGGCTTGACATACCATAAAATCGGCTTCCAACACGAACCCTTTACACGACGACCAATACAAGGCGCATTACCCTGCGTCAAAGGACCCATGCAAATCGTCCAATTATACCGAATCCCCACAACACCAGAAAAAGAATCAAACACCTGAGGAAGCCACGCCTTACCAGACATCGCAAACAAATGACCGCCAGGCTTCAAAGCATACGATGCAAACTCCGCCAACTCCCGCCAACACGGCAAGAACTCCTTCGGATAAGGCGGATCGGTTAAAATAATGTCCACCGACTCAGGCTCTACATGTCGATGCAATTCTGCAACCGAACAATGGTGCAACATCAGTTACTCCTTACCAAAATTTGTGGTTTTCACCTTTGTTTTGTTCACCACAGTATAACACAAAACGCCAAAATGTACCCCCAAATTCTGGAAGCCCGATAACAACCACACAAACAACCAACACGATTAACAGAACATCGCAGGCATCGCAGGCACACCGACAAGCCCCGAAGCACTGGGATACGTGGCACTTAGACATTCGGTCTGCCCGCGGGCAGACCGTTTTTTTTAATGAGAAAAATAGAGTCATCAATTGACGACTCTACAAATTATCCCTCAAAAAGTGGTTTAGCACACCCCCAAATTCGGAAAGCCGTTTTTTCACACATATAAGTTCCGAAAATTAATGACCGCCCGAATAACCCGAAATCCTGCCACTGAAGTGGGATAGCGCGGGTGACACAAAGCCACCGTGGGCCCCTTACCATCGAAAAACTTAATGCATGTTAATGCGACAGGATGGCACTGCGACGATGCGGGCTGATGCCAGCGGGACAGGGCGTGACATTAAATCACTTAACATCAGTTTCTAAGTGGCTACGTTCCCTGCAAGGATGTTAAGTGTTATCATGTGTTAACGTTCCTAAGTGACAACGTTGTCACAACGCGTGTTAACCTCACGTGTGTTAACCTTAACATCAGTTTCTAAGTGGCTACGGATTACTCCGTACGCGTTAAGCTTTTGCGAGTGTAACCGTGCGTGCGTCGTCATCGTTCTTGTGTGTAACGAAGGGAGATTAAATCAACTGGGAGGTGATATAAATGAGAGTCCAACATGGTAAGAAGGGTGCGCTATTCCAAGTGTGTCAGGGTCCTGGACATGTCGGCGAGGCGCGCGAGATTCTGGTGCCTTACGAGGATTTCCACACGCTGGAGCATATCCTGCATGAAGCGAAATCCATCGCCGAGGACAACGGACAGGACGCGCTGTGGCAGGTCCTGGATGCCTTCGTCGAAGAGACGATGTATGTCGGACGCGACTACGTGCTGTAGCAGGCACGCAGATAACGAGACAGGTGTAACCGAGAGCGCGTCGCAAGCGTTCTTGTGTGTAACGAAGCGAGAGTTAATCAACTGGGCGGTGTCGCGCCGCCCACAACTTATAGGAGATTTCACATGGCAATCAGAAAACGTAATCGTAGGGCGCGCGAGGCACGGAAGGCACGGGCAATTGAAAATGCGCCGTCTTCCCGTGAGATGATAGCGAACATGGATAGCAAGCTGGACAGGGGTGTTGCGACAGTCGACGACATTCTGTTGAGCGATGCTGAGCTGGCACGTCTTCCGAAGGGTATTCGGGAGCATCGTCAGCATGAGTGGGATTGGCTTGCGGAAGAGGCGCAGGCGATGGACATTCCACAGGGTGCGCCAGGATCGTGGGAGCGGTGCGAGCTCTTCCGTGTCCGTCTGATGGCGTTCACGCAGATGGAGTTGGCGAATCGTATCTTCCTCGCCGCGATGGAAGATGAGACAGAGGCGTTGGACGCAGTCTCGCCTCCCGAATTACCTCTCGACAAGCAGGTGCTGTTATCTGCGTTTGCAAGCTTCTGTCCTGCAGAATAGCACGGCACACGCCCCTGAACCCTCCAGCCTCCGAAGGCGGGGGGTTTACGGGGTATAAACTGACTTGACAAATTGACAGACATGTGTTACATTACGTAACACAAACGAGACGGATGGTCAAAGTCTGACCGTCCCTTCACGAAAATGATAACGCAGACAGGTGTAACCAACTACCCCTGAAACACGTTTTCTAGTACGTAAAAGGTGGGCAGGGCATTGTCCACTGCGAAGAGTACGTGTCAGACTTGGCTTGCCAAGCATCGTGCGCGTGGCGCGGCAGTCACACATTCCAGAATTCAAGCGCAGGCAACGGAATGCCGTCACAGAATCCAATGCCTACACGCGTGCAGGAGTATGTCAAGCTTACACACAAGATAGTGTGGTATTTTGCTGAGCAAGGCATTGGGACGTTCCAGTGCCTTGCATAGCAACACACGTAAGCTTAAGCAGATGTGGAGCGCGGTGGTTCGTGTTCCTGCTTAAGCAACTACCGCCCACGAGGGCTAGGTTCTTTGAAAAATGAAAATGCAAATGAGTTTTGAAACCCGCAAGGTTTCTCTCGGTGAGATTATTGTCAAACCGAGCGAAAACATTCGCGAGATGGACATGGCTTACGTCAGCGAATTAGAAGTTGCGATGCGCACGTACGGTGCCGACGAGTGGCAGGACGAGTTCATCGCCGAAGGCGCACGGTTCAAGGTTGTGGAAATCAAAGGCGAGCTTCGGCTGTTTGGTGGTTTCCACACACATCGCGCAGCGGCATCCGAATTCGGGCTGGATCACAAAGTCAAGGTGTGGGTGCTGGAAGATGACGGGACTATCCCGCCTGAAGTCCGAATCCCCGCCCTGCTGGCTGGTGGCGAGAATGCCCAGCATGGACTGCGCCGCACGAACAAGCAGAAGCAGGATGCCGTCAAGCGATGGCTGAAGTGCGAGCATGCCGAAGATTCTTGGAAATTTACCGATGGGTATATCGCCAAGATGTGCGGTGTGAGCAAGGCGATGATTGGCACATGCGAAACGGATGTCCAGGCAGAAATGGGCGACGCGTATGCCCGTCCCGACATTCGCCTGCGATGGGATAGCAAGCAGGAAAAGTTCGTCGAGATAAACGTAGCAGGAAGTCGCACTGCAGTCAAGGGTGTTAATACCCGCGCAGGTAAACAGGAAGTCACTGAAACCTCCGAAACGCCTGAGACGGATGAGACCTCCGAAACGCAGACCGCGCCTCAGACAACGGACGCGCCTCCCGCAGAGGATCTCGATGAGACCCCCGAAACGGATGATGGCGAATCTGAAACGGACGTTGACGAGACGGATGACGAGTCTGAATCTGAAACGGACGTTGACGAGTCTGAAACCGATGCCTCCGAATCTGAAGACGCTGACGAAGCGGATGAGGACGAGGATGCCTCCGATGACGAAACGCCTGAGACTGACGAGGTTAAGATAACCGATTCTCTCGCAGAGAGCGCAGGCGAAGAGGACGAGGCGGACGAGGATGACGAGGCGGACGAGGCGGACGAGGCGGACGAGGATGACGAGGATGACGAGGATGACGGCGAGGATGCCGACGAGGCGGACGAGCTTGAAGATTCGGACGAGGCGGACGAGGATGACGAGGCGGACGAGGATGTCCCACAGACTCCGCTGATGCCGAATGGTAAACCCAACCCACAGTACCGTGTCACTGGCACACCGCAAACGGCGCAGGCATTAAATAATGCCCGCAAGATGAACGGATCGCCTACATCGATGATACCCTTCACAAACGCGTCCCTGAATGACGTACGAGAATTCAACGCATTCCTGGACGAGTTAACGCCTGAACGCATCGCCGAAACACACGGCAAGCAGGTCGCGAAGATGTGGAAACCATTCTACGACCTCGCAGGAAAATCCGCCGAAGAACTGCCCAAAATCCTGAAAGAGCAGATTCGGCAGGATGACCTCGCAAAAGCGAATAACGCTGGATAACCCCCAGCGCGAGATACAAAAGCCCCCCTGATTAACCTCACGGGGGCTTTTGTGGTAAACGAGACAAAACCGACACGCCAGACAACGGCGCAAGACGGCGCATAACCGATTACCCCCGACATTATCCTGAGAGGGATGATGCGGGGGTTTTCATTTGCGACACGCCAATACCCCCGAATAAACGCCGAATGGCACGCGCCACTATCTGAGAAGTTTTGCCGAAAAATTCGCAGAGTGGTGCAGCGCGCAAAGTGGGGTTTATCTCCACAAATCTCCCAAGTTCCTGCCCGTGTGCAAATCTGGGAAGTCCCCAGCAGTTTTCGCCGTGCTATTCGCCGATTGTCCAAAAGTGAGTCTTTTCCGATTTCGCGCTCCGTGCAAATCTGGCAAGTTCGGAAGTCCTCCGTATCTCGGAAGTTCGCGTTGCCTGTAATTCTGGCAAGTTCGGCGTATCTCGCAAGTTCGGTGAATCTGGCAAGTTCGTGGTGTTGCTTTGTAGCAAAAAGGGGCGTTTTGTAGACGTGCTACGAGGGGTTGTAGGTGCGCTGGAGCTTAGTGCCGCAGGGCTTGGTGGGAGAAAGGCTACAAGTGCTACAGCTATTTCGCGCGGGGGGAATAGGGGAATGGATAATGGGGTAATGGGCCCATTCACAGTATTAACAGTATATAGAGAGAGAGATGTAGCAGTTGTAGTAGTAAGTACACAGTGCCATGTGTCCGTTGGGTTCATCGATGCTACATCCCGATGTAGCGGAACGTAGTTGGGAGTAGCGTTCTTATAGGTTTGCGTTTTGTGGATTTGACAAAAAAGCGGTGTTATGTTATAGTGTTGTAACGTAAGCGAGACAAGGAGGTGATAATAATGGATAATTCGGAAGTTCGTTATCCGAATTTTGCTGAGATGTGGCATGGCTGGCGGACGGAGACGTTCTGTCAGTGGACTTATGGCGAGTTAACGCCTGAGACGGCGTATGCGTCATTCGATGCATATTGCGAGCGTCATGATTTGGCTACTCCTTCGTTTGCGGAGTTTGAGCTGATGGCGCATCTGCACGTGAATTTGCTGAAGATAGCGGTTCGTCCTGTGCTTCGTGATCTTCGGATTGTAGGGAGTGATTCCTATCCGATAGTCTCGGACGACACTCAGGCACTGCTGGAGCTTATCGATGGTAAAACTACGCGAACGATTGAGTATGCGTAGTTTAAAATGTGACGGTCAAAGTTTGACCGTCATCGAGCGGTGCTTGACAAATTATCGGTTCTGTGTTACTATGTTGTTTACCGTGTGGAGGGAACTAGCCAGCGGGGGCATCCTAGTCCCCGTCTTCCCTCCGACTGACCTGGCTAGGCAGTTAAGGCACGGTGCGCGGGAAAACCATGAATAATTTAGATATGGCAAATGCTGTCCGTGTTGCTGAAGAGGATGCGGGCGAAGTTTGTGTTGGCGAGATTTATATGGCGACGTGTCTACCTACAGGCTTGTGCTACATTGGTCAGACTATGGATGTTGGAAGCAGGATGCGCAGACATCGTTCAGATGCGAATCATGGGTGCAACACGCATTTCCATCGCGCTATTCGCAAACACGGATGGGATGCTTTCGCATGGCGGATTTTGGCTGACGACATTCCGTATTCGCAATTGGACACGCAGGAAGTCTTCTGGATTCGGTTTTGGAATACCTATCTCGGACCTGGCTATAATATGACGGCAGGGGGAGATGCAAATCCGATGGATAGTCCAGAGTCTGTTGAAAAGATGCGGCGTAGCAATCTGCGAACCCAACGGCGAAAAGTGGAGGAAGGCACGCATCCTTTCGTTACGAATAATCCAGGACCTGAAAGTACTCAGCGACGCATCGATGACGGCACGCATCATTTTCTAACGGATAATCCGCGTCCGATGGATAATCTCTCTATTGCCGAACGTGCTGAGCATGGACGCAAGGTTAGCGCGGGATGGCATGCAGGTAAGCAAAAGAGATTTCGCGAAGAACGCCTTGCCGCTATCGAGGCGGGGCAGGTGTATTTCACTGACGATTGATTTAACGTAAATCGAGTGTGTCGGCGGGTGCGGATGCCTGTTGTCGCACAGCCTTAATGAAATCCAGCGTCAGACTTTGACGCTGGCTGGGAGGATATTGAGATGAAAAAAGGAAGGGGTCGGCGCAAGGGTCGTCGGAGTCGTGCTTCTCGGATTCGTGAGAGCCTGGGTTCTCCGTCGGCTGAGCGTCTTGCGGAGTGGGATGCGTTGGAAGTTAATCGTGTTCCTATCTATCCTGATGTCCGTGATGGCATTGTGAGCATATGTTTCGATTGTGCTGCTTGGTCATTGCCTCAGGATGAGGTAAAGGGTATCGTCGAGGATGTGTTTGTGGAGTTTGCCGATAAGCCGTTGGGTGCGTGTTATGCGGTTGACACGATGGTGTTGGCGATCTTCGATATGCATTGGGGTAGGTTTCACGATAAGGTTACGTCGGGTGTTTACGATACTACGATGTCGGCGTGCCTTTTTCCTGATGATATTTCGCAGTCGGATGTGGATGGGCGGGATCGTGTGTGGTGGGAGGCACTTAAAGGGCCTTCGGGAGTTCATCCTCGCTATGGTCATGTGCTTCTGTGGGTTTTAACGACATTGCCGAAGTCGCATCCAGTTCGGGCGGAAATGGAGTCTGGCTTACCAGATGATATGTCGCTTCAGGATTGCTTGCCGCGGTTATCGTTTGATGATATGTTGCATGCGATTGTGTTGATAACGATGCGCTTGGAATCTTTGCATGGTGCGGGGTTATTGATGGGTTACGTGTCGAACGAATCGGAGATTTTTGCCGAGTATCTAAAGATTATGGACGATGTAAGAGGCATCGCTGTCATCTAGGTATTATGTGTGTCGGCAGGCGCGGATGCCGTGTCGGCACATTCCCGTAGTTGTAGCCCACCCTTTAGATAGGTGTGGGCTTTACGGGGTATAACCCCAGCGTCAGACTTTGACGCTCAACGAGTGGTTTAGCACTACTCATAGGGTGTTTTAACTTGACAAAAAAGTCGGTTTGTATTACAATTTAGGACATAACATGAAAAAACCTATGGGGGTTTCTTATGAAAAAGCGTAGGGTCCCGTATGGTGTTGAGATGCAAATCGTTCGTCGTCGGATGGAAACCGATGTAAAGACGGTTTGTGCGGAGTTCGATGTATCTCCACAACTCTTGAACGAGATAATGAAGAGGAATGAGGATCTTGTTGAAGAGGCGCGTCGTCTGATTCGTCAGGAGGTGTTGGAAGGGATAGTTTCAGATGCTCGCAATCCTCGCGAGGATGTGTGCATCGGGAGGTAAATTATGAAAAGGAAGCGTAAGCGCAATCGTGTTGTGCGGAGTGCGGAGCATCGTTGGGGCAGTTCTAAACCACTTTCTGGTGGCAAGTCCCATGATGATGGTCCGAGCTTCACGTTGTATAAGACCCCGCATAATGTGCTTGCGAATGATAAGCGTCGGGCTCAGTCGATTCAGACGGAGCTGTCAGTGAACATGCATCACATCGTCGACTTCGATGCAGGTGATATGGAAATCCCTGCTGATATCCGTCGGATATTCGATGAGTATTACGATGTTGCGTTGTCTGGTGTTGTGTCGCCAGATTTCAAGTATCGGGCGGCAGCGATTTACCATAACGCCATTCGTAATGTTCCAGAGGTGATGGCGCGGTTAGAGATGATGCCATTTATGTTCACTTGGATAGAGGAGACTTCGTATATCCGCCTGTGGATGCTTGCCGAGTGGCGCGATAGGGATGTCTTCTATGTTGAGTGGCGACCTGATAAGGGGTCTGGTATCCCTGCTGTTAATGCGCCGACGCTGACCCTCACGTCCGAGATGCATTTACCTGATGATGGTTTTTGGCGTGGTGGTGGTGTGTTCGAGGGGGTGTCCCCGATGAACCATCGCAACTTCTGTCAGTTCGCGGGTGGTTGTATCAATGATATGATGCGCATTGGTGCGCGTGATATTGGTGGTTCTTTCGCAGTGATTGCGCCGTCCGATAAACGCTGGCTTGGTGATATGCCTTATCATGAACCCCGATGTTAAAACCCCATTCTTCAGATTGGGGGATGTAGACATCGCAGATAATTCAACGTAGCATTGCTTGACAAAAAAGTCGACACATGCTATAATGATATCAACCTGTGGATAGGAGTTCCACCGTGGGCTCTCCAAGCCCACGTTCCTATCCGTCCCCGTGGAACGGGACGTAGCAGGTTGCAGGTGATTCCTGTAAAACATCACGGTAGGAACATCTCCGAAAGACTGGTAACGCGGCATCGGTAATGTTTCTACCACACATATTGTGAGTTAGGATATTAACTCCTGCGGAGAGCGAGTGTCAGACTGGCGAATGCCAGCATCTTGCGCGTGGTTCGGTACCACACATCCCACGATCCATGGGGAAATCCACCATAGCACGGGAGCCTGGAGAGAACCGATTTAAGAATCCCCACGCTTTAGCGTGCGGGAGTATATCAAACCGAGCTAGCCGAGAGCGGTGAACAAAACCAGCGTCAAACTTTGACGCACGACGAGGAGGATTAATCATGAGATTTTTCCGACGTAAACCTAAGCCCGAACCTGCGAAGTCCCCAGAGAAGTCTGACGAGGACAAGGAGAGCACGGGCAAGGCGAATTGGGATAATTATTCGCCAGGTGTGCTGATTCAGCCCGAATACGTTGACGACAGAATAGTCGTCACTTCAAGCGACCCAATGCTTGAGCGTAACAGCGCGGTCATCGATTCTATCATTGCAGAGGAATATGGCGGCAAGATTACGAAGATTGGAGGCTGATAGATGTTCAGTTTCTTTGAGGCAGTGGTGGTAAGCAATGCTCTCTATGAAAACCGACAGATGACAGACTTCGCTCAGCTAGTTCAGCGCGATCATGTGATTAACAGCGTCATGAACTATATCATGCGTCCTGGTGAGGAGCGTGCATATATCAATCGCGCTTACCTCATTGAAAAACTTGAGAGGCTTACCGAGGCTGAGGCTGAACGACTGCGCCTCCAATTCCGCGAGATTGGTAGGGTTGTGAATACCCCGATAATGCGGGCGAAGTTGGTGCGTGAGGGGATAATATCCCGTGACGGAAGCTGACGGCATTGTGGGGCATTTGTGTGCCTCCTGTGCCGTCAACGGAGGGAGTTGATAATGTTTACATTAACGAAGAAGGATTTAGAAATAGCAGTCCGCGAGGCGGAAGCTGATATTGCGCGTCTTGAAAAAGATGGCACTGGCGATGAGATTATCCATCGAACGTACGCTGATGAAGATGGTGAGCCTCATACGCGCCGTTTCACAAAAATGTCAGAAGCGCAATCGCGTCTGACTGTCGCTAAGCTCAACCAGGAGCAT